GTCAGCTATGGCAATGGCGCAGGGGTAGAATCGCCGTGGAATACTCAGGCGGGTGTGGTCTGGACGTTCTGATAACAGAAAATAAACAGGCTGTGATGTGTCACGGTCTGTTTATCGAATTAATTGCAGATATAAAAAAACCAACCGTAAGGGTTGGTTTTTTCTTGGGATTTTTGGTCGGCACGAGAGGATTTGAACCTCCGACCCCCGACACCCCATGACACCGTCGCCAAACTGCCGAAAGCCGTGCCATTGCTGGCTCCAATACGTGTTTGCATGTGTAAACAAACAGTGCTTTTTTAGCAAAATCCGCTCTATATACATCAATGGGTTAGAGGGTAGTTTCTCCCCATACAAATTATCGCTAACCGGCTTTGATTTCACCATGGGGAACGACAACCCAATCGATATGGTTTTGCGTGTAGATCTTCGTAGACTTCGCATCGCTGTGCGCCATTCGCCCCTGGGGATCTATACCCTGCTGATCGAAAAGGTGTGCGGCCAGCGCTCGGATTTCATGAAATGTTGGTCTTTCGTCCATAGTCATCTTGTCGCATAAACCCAGTTTATCGCGCACGGCGGAAAAGGATCTGCTCAGATAATCCGGCGCAACCTGTGTCGGGTGCGAAACCTCTTTACTACGTTTAACCTGCCGTTCTGGAAGCCTGTGAACTATAAACGGACTGGCCACGTTATCGCGGCTGTCGTCAATAATCCGTTTCAGCTCTTCCCCGATCGGGATTGCTACATGTGACGCCTCTTTCTTCTGCACCTTTTGTCGGTGAATGTACAACGTGCCATAAATCCCGTTTTCCGGCTGTGTTAACCAAACGCAACCGCAAATTCCGTCTTTTGGTTCGCTGATTGAATACCGGATCCTCGACACCTCAAGGCGCGCGTGTGTCGTCTGCAATGCTAAATCCATCGCGGTACGCAACCACGGTTCGGCGGCTCGGCGAATGGCTTTGAAGTTATCGAGTGATAGACGCTGGCGCTTCTTCTCTTCAGTCCTGCGCATTTTTTTGCGTGTCGCTGGATTATCGAACATCAATGACTCATCGACTGCATAAGAGAACAATTTTTTAAGGAAGCTCACCTTCCTGTTTTGTACGTTCGCTGAAGCGTCCGTATGATAATGGTTTATATAAGCATTAACGTGTTCAAGCTCGATATCGCAAGCTGGTATATTTAGAAAAAATTCTTTAACTCGAAGCGCATCATTATTCCAGTCATCTAAGGTATTTTGTGAAGGGCGCTCATTCTCAACAGCTCGCCTCATAATATGATCGACATGTTCAGAAAATGGTTTTGCTTCTCCAGATATACCACCAGACTCACGAATCAGTATTTCAACTGATGGTACATCAGTTTGCCTCATTCTAAGGTTATATTCTCGGGCTATAGCTATTGCTACAGCCCGATCTTTCCCGATATTTTTCTTCTTCCCGGTTATTAGCGTAAATTTGTAAACACCGCGATCTTTATCAAATACTAAGTATTCAGGTAGATGACGGTATTCTCTTTTTCTTGGCCTGGCTGCCATGGTTAACCCTCACTTATAAGCTGTCGAACCGCATGATTAACCATCGAGTCGACCCCCCATTTTTCAGACTCGAAGACAAAGATAGCGCCGTCAACGATTTTGCCTGTTAGAAGACCATTTTCCACCCAACGTTTAATGGTTCGATTATCCGGGATCGAGTCTTTGGTGAATTCGCGTTTACCCCACTGACTCGCCTTCATAAGTTTTGCCATGACAGATTCTCCATACAGCCCGGCTGCACCCGGGCTATCATGATTATAAAGTGGTGCTGGCTGGCAGTAGGCGCTGCCAGATTGCTGATACATATTTTGCCTGGTGGCGAGCATCGGCTAATGCATTGTGTGCATCACCTTCAAATGGCATTTCACGTTTAGGATCGTAGCCAGCTGCTCGACCCAGTAACACGATTGTGCGCACATCGCTATCGTTCCAAAACTTCCATGGGCAGGGATGGCCAGCACGCTCGTATGCGCTACGAAGAATAACGTTATCGAAAGTTGCCCCATTCCCCCAAACTTTCAGATATCGGGGATCCGTGTAACGGTGAATGAAATGCGACAGTTCAGACACGGCTTCCTCAATGGGAAGAGTTTCATCAGCACAGATAGCGGATCTTGCTTCTGGGCTCTGTTTCAGCCACCAGATGATGGTATCACCATCAGGTGATGCCCCCTGGTTCATTGCGCTTTCAAGATTTACGGTTGTGTAAAACTCTGGCCCCATTTCTCCGGTCGCCGGCTCGAAAAATACAGCACCAATGGAGACTATTGGTGCGTTGGTTTTGCTGCCCATGGTTTCTAAATCGATCATTAAGTGGTTCATTGTTAGTCCTTACGCCAGTCCAGCGGAAATACTTCATCAAGGAATCGACAGTTTGTAGCTGTACCGTCTTGGGATTTAACTCGGATATTGACAAGGAAAATGCCAGGCCGTATTTCGTCTGCAATCACTGACCTGCGCACTTCATACCCGACTACTTCATATTCACGCATACCGCACGAAGCAAGGTTAATCAGTACATTACAGCCAATAGGAGGGAGGTCTTTGCCATCCCAAATAGTTTTTGTACCCATATCACTCGCCCTCATCACCTATATGAGCTGCTTCACATAGCGAGCAGCGCTGACCAGACACGTCTAGAAACGCTGAGGAGTGGGCGCAGCAATTATCTTCTAAGGCTATGCCCGCTAGGCGAATCTCATGGCGAGCATTATCATTCCCGGAACACCAGCCTTCAGCATATTCCCGGCTGAAGCCGCTCATATGCATGACTTCACCAACGCTTCGTTTAGACAGCTTCACCGTGGGCGTCCGCCCAGCACTGGCAGTCAGTTCTATTTCACGCGCCAGCGCAATAAGATGCTCGGTGTTAAAGGACGAATTGCCACCTGTTGGGCGTGGGTTATCTGCCAAATAACGCAGCGCTGCCGGTACTGATTTGTCGCAGTTATTAATCCAGCCTGTGGGGAGCCGAGCTTCCAGTTCTGCGATGCGCTGGCGCAGAGCTTTGATATCTCGGTCAGCATTAGCCAGAAGTCGATTTTCAAAGTTATGTTCAGCAATCTGCTTTCCTGCGGCTTCCAGCGCCTCTACCAGCGCCAGCATGTTGTTAGCATCATCTGAATAGTCGAGATACTCTTTCATTTCGCTGGCGCATTCTGAAATCATTATCTTTCTTTCACGATAAAGTGCCTTTGCCCGCTTCGCCTTTAGCGCGGCTGCTTTTAAGCTCTGTACAAGCTCTGGTGCAATGCTCATGCATCCCCCTCGTGCATTTGTGCTTCTGCTCTTGCGGTAACAAGTTGATCCAGCGCCTCCGTCAGGGCCGCAAATGTAACGTCGAGGCGGGTAGCGACTTCTCGCATCAGTTCGCCTTGTGCTGGTGGCAGCTCTCGAACAGATGCATGGGCCTGAGCAACGAGCTCTTTCACCTTCATGCGGCGCATTTGCGGATCTCCATCAGCTCGTTAAAGCGGTTCATGAAAAGCCCGTATGACTGCCCTGGGCGAAGCGGGATAACCTGAATCAGATCGGAACAGGGAATTCCTTCCAGAATTTCCCACTTCGATCCGTCGTCGATTTCCAGATCGCGGCGTTCGGTAGCCAGCATGGTCAGATCCGCATATTTCACGACTGCCGCCTGTTCGAGGGGGATGCCAAATTTGAAGCGCACCAGACCGTCAACGAATGTTTCGATCCTGCGGTAGTCTGGAAGCAGGGCTTTAAGTGGCGCCGGGATATCCTGACAGTAAGCTTCTGCTGCGTCGTGCATCAGGGCTTCAAACGCGAATTCAGGCGGTACAATCTGGCTAACGAGAACAGAGTGTTGGGCCACGCTGTAAAACTCTGGCAAGTGTCCGGCGAATCGGCATATATGAGAAAGGGCGGTCGCGATATCTTCGATTTCAATATCGTCGATAGTGGAGTTCACATAGTCAAAGTGTTTGCCGGAAAGAGTCTGGATATAGCTCATTGGGTTTATTTCTCCATAATTGCGCTCTGCACAGCGCTGATTTTTGGTTGCACGAATCCCTCGCCTGGTGGCGATAAATAACGGAATTACGCTTCACTAATAGCCCCCGGTACCGAGGGCTATTAAGGCTGCGTAATTACGCGCTGAATTTACCGATAAAGGTTTCGACTGGCTTGCCGTCAAATTTTCCGATCAGCAGGTCACGGAATTCGTTGGCGATTGCTTCTTCCTGGGCTTCCAGCTGCACGATACGGAGAACGAAACACGGCTCGCCGCTTTTCAGAAGGCTGTTACGCAAGCTAAAACGACGCTCGCCAAGTCCTTCATACGGTACGCATTTGAACTCAAATGCCACGGGCATGACTTCTTTGCTGCTGGCTTCGACGCTCTGCATCAGTGATTTTTTACCACTGAAGTCGCCTTCTTCGTGATCAGCTTGAGAGGATTGTTGAATAGTTACACGGCGAACCGCTTGTGCTGCCTGGGCAATAGTCATTGTTTCGCCGTTGGCATCAAAGGCAGCCAAGAAATCGCTCCAGTCTTCCAGCCACTCGGCGATCTGCTTCTGGTTCAGGCGATGACCATTAATTTCCAACACCGCACGGAAGGGGGCTGTTTTCTTCAGCTTGATAGTCGATACATTGTCAGCGTGGCCAGGGTTGTCCAGCGTGCCAATATTGAAGATAGAACGTGCAGCCATATTCTCCGCATCGATAAAGCAGCGGGCTTTTTCTTCTCCGCTGGCATAGCCAACAGAATAGCGAACAAAGTCGTCAATACTGGTTGTGTCCATCTGTCCACGGAAACGAAAGCGCTCAAGGGAGAAGCGCTCCAGGCTTTTTACACTGGTGTTTTCTGGAAGAATGGCTGTAGGGCATGCCAGACCATGAATATCATTCAGGTGATAACCAGAGAGAACCAGGTCTTTAACCTGCTGGATGGCGCTGCTATCTAATTGCTGAGACATATAAATCCTTAATAAGCTGAAATAAGTTGTTGTTCGGTAGTGAACGTGGGCCGCTTTTTACTGCGCGGCCTTAAGCTTTCCGTCGACAGTTCCGGTAATACCGAATAACTGCCCCTGATCTTCTTGCAGGATGGTAAGTTTCCCGCCTTTATTGACCCACATTGGTGTTTCTGTGGTGTCTTCTTCAGACGCTTTCCCGCGTGGTGTTGGGGTGCTGTAATTCAGTTTGTGCTTAATCTTGACGCGCTTCTCTTCGACGGAATTACCCATACGCTCAAAATCAAAGGTGAGTACAACTTTGCCTTTTGTTCCGTTGTTCAGTACGCCGAGCGCTGTGGTGTTTAGCGCTGCTGCGATTTTGTTCATGAACACGCCGGCATCCAGTTCGCCCAGAAAATCGGGCACTACAGTCATGCGATCATTACTCATGGTTTGACCCTCGATTAGGCGGCTGCCACCGCCGTATTTCTCCATACACATTATTCAGCGTTGTGGTGGTGGTGCCTCCACCTGCCGGGATGGCCGGTCCCGGCGACGTTACACATCAAGAAACACATTCATTTTTAAAGTTGAATGTTTTGGCCTCGTCGCGTGCGCATAGCCGCAATTACCACAACTGGGAGCGCACTCCGTCGTTTAACAAACCAGTCACCCAAACCGATAAAATTTGGAGTGCGCTTTCATGTTGTGAAAAGCTTCGCAAATGGTAACTTTCCGTTCCTGCTGTTGTATTGAATGTACCTTTAGTTACCTATATCGTCAAGCGGGGAATGTACTTTTTGTTACCATGAAGTGTGAAAAAAAGGCCAGATTGATATCTGGCCTATGGATTAGAGGTTTTGGGTTATTTGAACAACCTTGCCAACTATCCGGCAATTGCCGTCAATTGGTATTGGTTTGAATGCAGGATTTAATGGCATGAGATAAGCATAAGGACTATCCCAAACTAATTTTTTTACAGTCGCTTCAGCTGAACCATCAAGAATGGCGACAACAATTTTTCCATAAAGGTCATCAAGCTGCCCATAGTGAGGTTCAACGATAACTATCGAACCTTCTGGGATTGATGGTAACCCGTGTGGGTTAGTCATTGATTCGCCGCGAACAACGAGACCAAAAACCTCTTCGGAAACATTCGCGGTTGTTTGTGTCCATGAAATCACATCTGTTAGCCTTGAGCATGCGTATGTCTCAGTCCAGAGGCCCGCTTGAACTGCTGAAATTATAGGTACAGGGGTTGGAGACTTGAGGAAAGGAAGTACCCTGGTGTCATCAGTTTTTTCATCTCCTTGCCCATAAAGTAACCATTCGGGTGTGGTTTGCAGAGCCATAGCCAACTGATGGAGATTTTCTCCATCCGGCTTTGTTGTCCCGTTCTCCCATTTTGTAACCGACACGCGGCTAACCCCCAGCTTTTTAGCTAGGGTCATTTGCGTAATCTCGAGCTGTACGCGGCGGGATCTGATTCGGTCTTTCATCTCTGTTTTCATGTAACCAATGTTACATCCTTTCATTGTAACTGTTGTTTGCTATTTGATGTACCTTTTGTTACCTTTGTCTCATCGGAAATTGAGGAGGCATCATGCATAAAAATGAAGTGATAGAGCATTTCGGCGGTGTTTCAAAAACTGCGAATGCACTGGGTATTTCTCATCCTGCTGTGTGTAGGTGGGGTGAAGTAATACCAGAGAAACAGGCTTTCGTAATTGAGCGAATCACTAAAGGAAAACTTAAATACAACTCTTCTCTTTACGAGAAGAATAACGAGACGATTGATTGCAAATAACCACAGTTTTGAGGAGTTAGCAGTGGGTAATGAACCTGAATGGAAAGTAGAACGTCAACCAGCGTGGCTGGTGGCGGCGATCAAAAAGACAATTACCGATCTACCTGGTGGTTATGCAGAGGCTGCTGAATGGTTAGGCGTGACTGAGAATGCTCTTTTTAACCGTCTGCGCATCGATGGCGATCAAATCTTCCCCCTTGGTTGGGCGATGGTTCTTCAGCGCGCTGGTGGTTCAAACCACATTGCTGACGCAGTGGCGCGACATTCTCAGGGGGTCTTTGTACCGCTGGCAGAGATTGAAGAAGTTGATTACGCCGATATCAATCAGCGCCTGATGGAGTCGATTGAGTGGATGGGCCGACATTCGAGTTATGTGCGTAAAGCTACAGCGGACGGGGTTATTGATGCTGATGAGCGCGCCCAGATTGAAGAGAACAGCTATCAAGTCATCGCGAAATTCCAGGAGCATGTGACGCTTCTGTATCGAGTTTTTTGTGTCGCAGAAAAAGGTGACGCCCGCGAGTGTGCAGCTCCGGGCGTCCTGGCGAACAACTCTACGTGTATGGAGAAATAATCCGCATGAGCAATTTAATCGTAAATTCTCGTTTACCGCAACTCCGGGGTATTCCGTTGCCGGGCCCGTCGTTTCGGTATGAGCGCATGGTATCAGGGCGCTGGGTGGCATGTAACCACAGCCGGGCGACTGCAATTGTGGGGGTATTTAACCGGAGGGCAGCGGCATGTCACAGCAAATGAATCAGTTTGGTACACCTGCATCACTTCCTGTTTTTGCCTCAGCGCCAATGACAATGGGCAGCCGGGAGATCGCTGAGGTGACGGGAAAGCGTCACTTTGATGTTATGCGTGATATTGAGCGCATGTTTGAGCAACTGGGTGAAGACGTAAATGGGTGTGCGCAAAACTTCGTACACCCCCAGAACGGGCAGCAATACCGCGAATACCGTCTTGATCGTGAACACACAGAATGCCTTGTTACTGGTTATAGCGCGCCACTGCGTATGGCAATCATTCGACGTTTGCGTGAGCTGGAAGAGAACGCCAGCGCTATCCCGCAAACCTTACCGGAAGCGTTGCGCCTGGCTGCTGATATGGCAGAGCAGAATGCTCAGTTAAGCATGAAGGTTCAGCAGGATGCTCCGAAGGTCGCCTTTGTTGAGCAATATGTTGAAGCGGGTGGCACAAAGAGCCTCCGCGAAACGGCGAAGATCCTCAACATGCCAGAAAAAGCCATGATCGAGGCGCTTCTCCGCGACAAAGTACTTTTCCGTCAGTCTGGCAATCTGTTGCCTCATGCGCTGCGCCAGCGCGAAGGACTTTTTACTGTCAAAACGGGTTCTTCAGATTTTGGTCATGCGTATACGCAGACACGTATCACACCGCGCGGTGTGGAGTGGATTGCTCAGCGTTATGCCTCTGAATTGATTGGGGGCTGATATGCAGACCAAAACACTTAATCGCTACTACAAAGACACCCACGGTGTGGTTGTTAATGTTATCGGCTACGACGCTGTAGGCCAGCGCGTGATTTATCGGCGCCCGGGCTACGAATGGGAATGCGTTGCACCGTTGATCATCTTCCGTTCCAGATTCACGAGGGTAGATAAGTGAGCGTTAAATTATCTGCATACGTCTGGGATGGCTGTGCGGCAGCAGGAATGAAAATATCCAGCGTCGCTATCATGGCGCGCCTGGCTGACTTTAGTAACGATGAGGGCGTTAGCTGGCCTTCTATCGAAACAATTGCGCGCCAGATTGGTGCAGGTCCCAGCACTGTAAGAACTGCTATTGCGAAGCTTGAGGCTGAAGGGTGGTTAACCCGTACTGCCCGTCGGCAAGGCAACCGTAATGCATCCAATGTGTACCGTCTGAATGTGGCGAAGCTTCAGACTGCTGCTTTTTCTCACCTGTCAGAATCTGACACGTCAAAATCTGACGCATCAAAATCTGATGCCTCAAAATTTGACGCATCAAAATCGAAGAAAAATGGCGGTTTTCACCCTCCAGAATCTGGCGGGGATCCGTCAGTAACTACAACTACTGATCCATCAGATAAAAAACCTTCTTGTCCGGTTGCTGCGCAACCCGACCCGGAAGTGACGATTACTGACAATGCCATCGAGGTATTGGGCCATCTGAACCTGATCAGCGGTTCACGTTACCAGAAATCCAAAACCTCACTGGAAAACATCCGTGGCCGTCTGCGCGAAGGTTACAGCGTTAGTGATTTGAAACTGGTTATTGACCTGAAACACGAACACTGGAACGGCAACGATGAGCAATACCAGTACATGCGCCCCGAAACGCTGTTCGGTCCGAAAAAATTTGAAGGCTATCTGCAAAGCGCTGTGCGCTGGGAAAAAAATGGGCGCCCCCCTCGTGAACAATGGGGAAAGAATAAAACTCCAGCCGTCCCGGTAACCCGTCAGAGCTATCAGGGCGTTGATTACTCTCTTCCAGACAATTCGGGGTTCCGCCAATGACAGATAACAAATATTGCCAGGCGCTGGCGCTGCTGCGCAGCAAACCAGCCCATGAGTTGAAAGAAGTTGGCGACCAGTGGCGCACTCCGGATCTGCTTTTTTGGGGAATCAACGCGATGTTCGGTCCGTTGGTGCTGGATCTGTTTGCTGACGACAGCAACGCGAAATGTCCTGCCTGGTATAGCGCTGAAGATAACGCGCTGACGCAGGACTGGTCAGAGCGTCTGGCAGAACTGGGTGGCGCCGCGTTTGCTAATCCTCCATACAGCCGTCCTCAGTACCATGAAAAGCAGGCCGTCACGGGTATGACCCATATCATGAATCACACAATGGCGATGCGTGAGAAGGGAGGACGCTATGTTTTCCTAATCAAAGCCGCCCCAAGCGAAACGTGGTGGTCTGAAGAGGCTGATCACATCGTTTTTATTCGCGGTCGTATCGGTTTCGATCTCCCGGGCTGGTTTATACCGGCTGATGAGAAACAGAAGCCCACAAGCGCATTCTTTGCTGGCGCAATAGCGGTATTCGATAAAACCTGGCGGGGTGAGCGTTTTAGCTATATCAACCGTACCGAGCTGGAGGCTAAAGGCCGTGCGGCTATGTCGTTAGCCCTCTTTGCCGCTGGCAGAAAACAACCACCAGCATTACCTGTTACGCCTGAGCCGATGGCGACGGAAAACAGAATATGGCCACTGGAAGTTGGTCTTCTGTTTAATCACCTGGCTGGTGCTGAGGATCTGGATGAACCAAAGCAACACAAAATTAAATCGCACATTAACCAGTTGTGGCTGGAGAAGATGCCTAACCCCGAGATTTTGGAGATTGCCGGCGGTCTGGTGAAAAGCATGTTGGGAGGAGTGAATGTCTGAAATTATCGTTGATAACTTTGCTGGTGGTGGTGGGGCATCGACAGGGATAGAAATGGCGACCGGGCGAAGTGTAGACATTGCTATTAACCATGATGTTAATGCTATCGCGATGCACCAGACCAACCATCCAGACACGCTGCATTATTGCGAAAGCGTATTTGACGTTAATCCGGTTGCAGCCACCAGCGGTAAGCCTGTTGGCCTGGCCTGGTTCTCCCCAGATTGCCGCCACTTCTCTAAAGCGAAAGGTGCGAAGCCAGTCGAAAAAGCGATTCGTGGCCTTGCGTGGATCGTCATCCGCTGGGCGCTGGACGTTAGCCCGCGCGTGATGATGCTGGAAAACGTTGAAGAGTTTAAAACATGGGGGCCGTTGCTGGCTGCTGAAATGCGCCCTGATCCAGAACGTGTCGGGGAAACTTTTCAGGCATTTGTCGGCATGCTGACTACCGGCATTCCTTCTGATCATCCGGCGCTGCTGGAGTGTTGCGAATTCCTTGGGCTATCAACCCAAAGCGAACAGGCTCAAAAGCTGGTATCAGGGCTCGGCTATGATGTAGATCACCGTGAGATGCGGGCGTGTGATTACGGCGCGCCAACAATCCGCAAACGCTTCTTCATGGTAATGCGCAGGGATGGTCAGCCTGTAGTGTGGCCTGATGCTACCCACGGAGATCCGAAATCACCAGCAGTCCTGGCGGGCAAACTGTCACCATGGCGTACAGCGGCAGAATGTATCGACTGGTCTATTGCTGCGCCGTCGATCTTCGACCGCAAAAAGCCGTTGGCCGAGAATACGCTCAAACGTATCGCCCGCGGCATTCAGCGCTTTGTTATCGATAGCGCATCGCCGTTTATTGTGAAGTGCAATCACACCAGCACGCGCACAGGGTACGATTGTTTTCGTGGGCAGGGACTGGATGAACCGTTGCAGACGATCACGAAGAAGCACGGATACGCTATTGCAGTGCCGCACCTAACAAAGTTCCGCACCGGCGCAACCGGCCAGCCAGTTACTGAGCCGGTACCGACGGTTACCGCTGGCACGTCGGCACGCCCGGGCGGGAATGGGCATGCTCTCGGGATGGTTGAGGCGGCGCTGACCCCGTTCCTGGCTGGCAACGGCGGCAGTGAGTACCAGGCGAAGCCGCGCCCGCTGGATAAACCAGATCATACCATCCTGAAACAGTCCCGCTCGTGTCTGGTTGCTCCGGTCATCGCCAGGCAGTTTGGTGCCAGCGTCGGCCACCGTGTGGACGAGCCCAGCGCCACTATCACCGCTGGTGGTGGAGGTAAATCGCAATTGGTGACGCCTACGCTGATCCAGATGGGATATGGCGAACGCCCGGGGCAAGAGCCGCGTGTGCTGAAACTGGATAGTCCAATGGGCACGGTCACAGCTGGTGGTAATAAGTTTGCCGTCGCTGCTGCACACCTGATTAAACACTACGGTGGGAACTACCAGGGCTCCGGGGTTGGAATGGATGAGCCAATGCATTCTGTTACTACAGTTGACCATCATGCCGTTGTCGCATCGCACCTGGTCAAACTCCGCGGCACCTGCCGCGATGGTCAGCGCGCTGATGTACCGATGCCGACGGTTACTGCTGGCGGGCTTCACGTTGGCAATGTTGAAACACATCTTGCCGTGAATGAGTACGACGAAGAACGTGCGCAGCAAACACTGGCGTTCCTCCGTAAGTACTGCGGCGAGGATTGCACCGGCCTTGTTGACATCGATGGCGTGACGTATCGGATCATTGATATCGGCATGCGCATGTTGCAACCGCATGAGTTGTACCGCGCGCAAGGTTTCCCTGATGGCTACGTAATTGACCGGGATTACCGCGGCAACCGATATGCCAAAGATAAACAGGTGGCCCGCTGCGGTAATGCTGTACCGCCCCCGTTTGCGGAAGCACTGGTGCGTGCGAATCTTCCTGAGCTTTGTGTTAGCCGTCTGCGGGAGGTTGCGTGAGAGCCCTCCTTACGCCGGAAATTGTGCCACGCCTCGGCGTGGTTCTCCTCAAGCCTGGTAGCGAACTGTTTTCCCTATTTACCGGGGGGCGGGTGCTGGTGGAGCGCCAGCCTGAACATATGGCAGGTATGCCGACCGGGCGA